CTTGCAACTACAAAAATAAAATCATTGAACCCCTCCATTCGAGATGTGCTGTGGTGGAGTTTGGTATTCAGGGCAAGCATAAACAAGAGATTGCAGCAAAATTCTTCGGAAGATTAATATCTATTTTAGAACAAGAAAGAGTAGAAGCAGATAAGAAAGTCCTAGCAGAACTTATTAATAAGCATTTTCCAGATTGGAGAAGAGTTCTGAATGAGTGTCAGAGATACTCTGTTGGTGGGAAGATAGATAGTGGTATACTGGCCCACTTTAGTGATGTAAAGGTAAATGATCTCATTAAAAATCTCAAGGAGAAGGACTTTTCGGAAGTACGTAAATGGTGTGTCAATAACTTGGACAATGATCCTACTGTACTTCTGCGTCGCATTTACGATAGTCTCTACACTTCCCTTATCCCTCGCTCCATTCCTGCTGCTGTTCTTATTATTGCTAAGTACCAGTATCAGATTGCGTTTGTTGCGGATCAGGAGATAAATATGTTAGCTTGTTTAACCGAATTAATGGTGGAGTGTGAATTCAAATGATTTTTATTACTAATAGTTACTGGGTAGAGCATGGAAACTATGCAGGTCTACCTCCTGAAGGACAACTAGTTGCTGTTATTCTTGGATTACTTGCATTTTTAGTAGGATATGGTTTATATCTTACTTTGGGATCTGGTAAGCAGGATTTAAGAGACCCTATTGACGAACATGCTAAAATGCATGAACTAGGCATTGCACATGGACACGGTGGAAACAAAGATGCATATGAGATGTCTGGTAAACTAGACAAAAATCACACACATGATGAAGACTAATGATTACTAAAGAAAAGCAAAGAGCACAGGTTAAATCAAAATTTTATTACATCTTTTGGGGTGTAGCAACAGCATCAGTTGTATTGGGTCAACTATATGTTGGTTCTGGATATAGAATGTTTGCTCGTTCATTAAACAGAATTTTTGATACTATTGAGGTACAGGTTCGTGAAGATTATGGACCTAGATTCTATTAATGAGACCAGAGACTAGAGAAGCAATGGAAATGTTGTTTTCCGCAAAGTGGAACTTGCCACAAGCAGCAAAACATTGTAATCTAACTTATAAAGAGATGAAGATTACTTTCAATGAGTATTGTAATTTTCATAATGCGTCTTATCAACCTCCTTCTGCTGCAATACAATTGCATTTAGAACTATGAAAACCCCAGAAGATTATTTCTTTATTGGTCTAATACTTCTTGAAGAGTTTGTTAAGAGAATTTTGATTTCTCCTATTAAACTCCTAGTAATGTATGACCAGTGGAGTCATAATAGATTAGTAGAACAAGCAGCTAGGGATGCTGAATTGAATCCTCCTATATTACCTGATCATGCAGACACTGAAGTCCCTTAAAACTCCTTTACGTTATCCTGGTGGCAAGTCTCGTGCTTGTACCAAGATGGATCAACACTTCCCAGACTTAAGGGAGTATACAGAATTTCGTGAACCATTTCTTGGAGGTGGTTCTGTTGCTATACATGTAAGTAAAAATTATCCACACTTAAAGATTACTGTTAATGATCTTTATGAACCATTGATTAACTTCTGGACACAGTTGCAGCAGTTTGGTGGTGAATTAACTGAATTAATAAAATCATATAAATCAGGACACCCTAATCCAGATTCTGCAAGATGTTTATTTGCAGTTATGAAAGATAATATCAATGATAGTAGTATTGATTGTATAGAAAGAGCAGCAGCATTTTATATTGTTAACAAGTGTAGTTTTTCTGGACTCACTGAATCATCTTCATTTTCTCAGCAAGCATCTATATCTAATTTCTCTATGAGAGGGATTGAGAAGTTACCAGGATATTCGGATATAATTTCTGGTTGGCATATTAATCAGTATTCTTATGAGTATTGTTTTAGAACAGATATTCATGATGGATTGTTTATGTATCTAGATCCTCCTTATGATATTAAGGATAATCTTTATGGAAAGAAGGGATCAATGCATAAAGGATTTGATCATGATAAGTTTGCAGAAGATTGTAGTGACAGTTCAGTTCATCAGTTGATTAGTTATAATTCAGATCAACTTGTTAAAGATAGATTTACAGAAACAAAATGGAGAGCAGCAGAGTTTGATCTAACATACACCATGAGGTCGGTTGGTGAGTATATGAGAGAACAAAAAACTAGAAAGGAGTTATTACTTTTTAATTATGAAAAAACTTTTGAGGATATGGAAGTATGCACTGGGTAGTTTCTCTGATGAAAAGACTAGACGATACGACAACTACATTGTTCTGGTACGTTCTATTATTTTCTTTTCTTATCTCATTACTAACTGTTTTATTATTGCAGGGGTCATAAGACATTGGAACTAAAAGATTGGCTTAATTCTATAAATTTCAATAAGCAGAATCTTATTGAAGAAGATCCATCAGAGATAAAAAACTATCCTCCTTATATTATCAATCGTTGTTTGTCAGGACATCTTGATTGTATTATGTTTGCAAACGAGATGAATAAATATTCTTTCCTCGA